CGGTACTCTAAATATGCGGGCGATTTCTGCAATCTGGAATTTACGTGTTTCTAAAAACTGTGCATCTTCAGGCGGTATTCCTATTGATTGGTAGTCTAGCCCTTCTTCAAGAATCATCAGCCTATGTGCTCTACTCAATCCAGTGTATTTTTCTTCGAATCCATCACGCAAACGTTTTTGCGCATCAGGAGAAAGTGTCTTAGGATGCTTTAAAACGCCCATAGGTCTTGCACCATTCGAAAAGAATCGAGCGCCATATTCTTCACAAGCCATTGCCATTCCAATTGATTCACGACACAATCCAATTGGGCTATAACCTTTTAACCCATCAAACCCCAGACCTGGGATATGCAATATATCACTTTTGGGAATTGTTAAAGTTCCCCCATCCGTCAGAATTGTTTTGTACTGTAAAACTTTTGTTGTTGGATCACGCTCCGGCCAAGTTCTATCTGGTCGAAGCGGCCATAAACCTACAGGCTGATTATATTTGTCTCTTTCAATCCATGCATATGCATTTCCCCAGCTAACAACATGTGCCTGCATTGTTTCTCTTAGCGTAAAGGCTGTCATTTCTGAATTTCCTACGGTCATTAAGACGTCGTACCATGGATGATCGACCGCTTTTGATGTTCCTTTTACCTCATATCGGCAAAGTGGAAGAGGCACGGATGCCAAGGATTCTGCCAATATTCTTACACAGGCATAAACCGCTGTATTTTTTAGTGCATTTTGTTCTGTTACATTTACCCCCGTAGCCGTTTTGGGACCACCAATCATATCAATCAACCATTCTTCCGGGTTTGCCATACCTGTACTAAGTGAGCGAATCGCCCATTTTGCTATTGATTTTCGTATATTCGTATTATCACCTCCTTAATAGCTTAATAATCCACGACTTTCATAGATGGATGGCTCGTCTTCTTCTTTTGGTGCAATGGCTCGCACATGTGCATTGATTACACTAGCAATTGGATCAATTCGCTGTGTCGATTTCGCTTTATCGAGCATCATATTTTCATTGTGATCCATTCGCGTTATGGCATTACTGATTGCCCATCCTAAAACTGGATTGCCATCATGGATTACCTTTTTTTTATATGCTGCCTCGCGAAAATCTTTTGTTGGCTCAGATAGCGTTTTCATACCCTGTACAATTTCTATGCAGGTGTAGCCATCATCCGTCAAATCATTTGCTATTTGTGTTGCTGACCACGGGTCAAAGCAAATCTCTAATGCAATCCAATCATTTTGTTTTAATTGGTCGGTCATGTATTTAGCTACAAATCGATAATCAATTACAGCACCAGGCATAACCGTAATCCATCCCTCGTTTACCCATAAATCGTAAGGTACCCGATCTGTATTTCTTTTTTCCACCAGCCGCTCTTCTGGCATAAAACTATGTGAAAGTATGACATATTTATCATCTATCGTAAATTCAAAAGAAACTGATGTTAAATCCAGTTTTGCTGATAAATCCACGCCAACATAGCACGAACATCCTTTTAAATCTGGTAATTCCTTTTTACAATCCGCCCATTTTCCCATGGACATATAACCGTTATCTTTCTGATCCACCCATATATTCATATTTTTTGTGAGGAAATTACGCATTTTTTCAGGTGCGCCAAGTGCTGCTTTTAATTCACCACGTAAAAAAATAACCCCACCTTCGTATGAACAAAGAATCGGGTTTGCTTTCGACCAGTTTTTTTCATTTTTAATATCATCATTTTTATCCAATTCATTAATCATCACAAAGTATTCATCATTATCGATTGGATCATTTGGATCAAGAATTTTACTGACATATTTGTATTCAATTGCATAGCAAGGATTATTTAGTTCAAATCCTGCCGTTGTTATAATCATCATGAGCGGTTGCAGTCGTGCTCCCATGCCTGATGCTAATACATCGTAAATTTCCGAAGTCTTATGAGCATGGTATTCGTCAATAATTCCACATTGAACATTCAATCCATCGCCCGTCTTACCATCATCTTTGGATAGAGCGACCATATACGACCCACTTTTAGGATGCTCTATCTTGCCATAGGCAATGTTGTATTTTCCTTTTAGATCTGGACACGCTCTAAGTTGCGCTTTCGTTTCATTCAGAACTATTTTTGACTGCTCTGTTTTCGTAGCTCCAACGTACACCTCAGACATATTTTCGCCCAATGCCATTTCCTCGTAACTACCAACACATGCCAAAGATTGCGACTTTGCATTTTTACGGCCAACCTGCCAATAGGCTTTGCGAAATCGGCGCAGGTTAGAGTCTTTATGCACCCATCCGTAAATATTAGAAAAGATAAATGCCTGGATATCAGCCGGCACAATGTTTTGTTTTGCTAGTACCCCTTTTGTATGCTTAAATAATCCCATCCAATTTAAAAATCGGATGGCTTTTTCTTCGTCAAATATATAAGGAAAATCATCGGTTCCTTCACGTTTTACATCATTCAAAAATCGGCTACACGCTTGTTTGTGCTTGACACATGCAATAACTTCGTTTGAAAGCACATCATTGCTGTAATCAATTAGCCACTCCCGAATCATACGTTACCAAATCCTTTTTTATCGAGTGGATCTTCTTTTTTAGGTTCTTTCTTTGGCACATTTTTTACTTTCGACAACGGATTCAGGAACAAACGATCTTCCATTTTGATCAGCATATCCATTTTTTTGTTGATGGCATTATCTAATTTCATGACCGGATCAAATCTAAAAAAGCTGTCGAGTCCTTCTAAAAGTTCTACATCAAAATGATTTGCTAAGTTTGAATAATCGATCTCAAATCGTTCAATTTTTTGTCTCTGATCAAGCAATGTCATATATTCACTATGTGCCATACAATATCTTCCAAGTAAACCCGAATCACCCGACGATACGAAATCAATATCTTTAAAAATCTTCGTTATTTCTTTCCATTTTGCATATGCATTTACATTATTTTTTACATAGACTGGACATTTTAATTTTGCGTTTCCCATTTTTATTTCATTTTGTTTTCGACGCTCAATCTCAGACTGTGTAAGCCGATTCGGGTTTTTTTGTGCTAAGTATAAACTGATAGGTTTTGCATTTCTTCCCACTCCAATCACCTAGTTTCTCCAAAAGTTTCATAAAACGAATTTTTTACAAGCTGGGCTGGGGCACGCTCTCCGGCACATAAGGGCTGCAGGGATTTTACCCGTATACCCCCTTAAAACCTCGCTGTATCACTTCTTTTTGCCTAGATTCCCACTGTTATCTCTTCGTTTTCTCGTGGCAGCTATAACATACTCCTTGTAGAAAACGCCAATCATACGGATCATCGCCACGTGCTAAAAGTATTGGTAGTTCTGGCACATGATGCGCTATCTTGGTTGATTTATCATGGCATATCTGACATATGGGATGTACTGCTCGAAATGCTTTGCTTTCCTCTGTCCATTTTCGCCCACGATAAAAAGATTGTTCTACTTTGTCACGTCGTTGTTTTGTATATTGCTTATGTTTATCGAATCGGTGCTTTTCACAGTAACCCGACGGATCATTCGTCAGTCGGCCACACCCTGGCTGATTGCATGGTCGCATTAATCTAGCTGCCACTATTTAATCACCTTCCCATGTTTCCCAATATGTTTTCCTCCATTGCCTTTATAGCACCCACTATTAAACGGGGCTTTCATCATTTCTTTATAATTATCTTCTTTCGCTCTTTTCCGAAATGTAATGCATAACCGATCTACATAACAAACGTCTTCAAGTGTACATTCTTTGTTTCCATTGTTGAATCTGCATTTATCATTATTGCAATGAACCACCTTACCATCTTCTTTCAGCATAGAGTTCTTCTAGATAATTTTCGCAACATTGTCGTATCTGTTTACTATTTTTATTATCCCGTTCTTGATGATGTTTATAACATAGCAAGCATCCTTTTTCTATTACATCTTCTTTATATGGTCCGCATGGCTCATGATGCCATTTCTCGTTAATTGATACATAACCACCACATTCCGGGACAATGCAGGTATAATTGTCCCTTTCGTGAATCTCTAAATTTAATTTAGATTTTGCGACATTGCTTGTTAGCTTCACACGTTTGTGCTTTCTAAGGTCTATCATCGTTCTGCACCCCTTTCGCACATAAAGAAAAGCGTCGTCGAATTATCGACAACGCTTAATTTTTTGTATAAGAAAAAGCCGTCAGCAAATGCCAACGGCTTAGATATTTATGTAAATTTACATTTAGGGTCACGACCAATTAAATTCATTTTAACTGATTCGTCAAAAAATGTCAAATTATTTTGATTCAAATAATCCGCTACCTCCAGCAAGGCTGGCATTAATTTGTGATATAGACTTCTTCATTGTGCTTGAATTTTTCTTTCCCTTGCTGCTTCCACCACCGCCCTTTGCGGCTTCACCAGCTGGCAAATAATCTTTAGGTGGTAGATTTGATTTGTATTTTTCCTGCATCATCTGTACAACTTCATCCTGTGATTTTGATTCTATCGGATACCAAACCTCTATTCCACATTTGGGACATTTATAGAAATCATCTTGTTCGTTATATTTCATAGGTACGCGGCAATCTTGGCAGAACCAAAGCCCTCTTTTTTTAGCCATGTTTTGATCAACCTCTCTTCTGCTGTCGCTCGACATAAAGTATATTGGTTTATTTTATTTCACAGCATCTATCGCAATAATTAGCACTGCTGCTATTATTCCTATGAATGCACCGCTTACGATGCTTATAATATATCCCAATCTTATCCCACCTTTTCAATCAGATTCATTTATCCATGGCAAACTCATAGGTATTAGTACTGTTATCAATATCAAATCCTCAGTTTTTCAATATCCTTTCTATTTCCAACAAAAATGATTCTATTGTTACATTTTTTACAACGGCATTCCTGTCGATAATACCCGCCCGCTTCGTCGATAAAACTATCAATGATTAACTCTGGTTCTATCTGTCCGCACCTATTACATACTGCCTTACCATTTTTTCTAGTAAGACCATCATTCATTATTTAGCACCTACTTCCACATATGCTTTTGTTGGCATATCCATAACATTAATACAAGACGGGTAGTATGCTGTCTTAAATATACATTCACTACCTATACCATCACCTATACCATATGGACAACATCTGCACCCTTGGTCTGCTTG